GCGGGGATACTGTTCTCCCTGGCCGCCAAGATCGTCAGGATGTCCCCGAGCTTGAATGAGTTCGTGCTGATTCGGGATACCGCCAAACAGCTCTACTGCCCTGAACTGGGGACGCTTTACCGGGCGCTGTCCGCCGAAGCCTCGACGGCTTATGGCCTATCCCCGGTGTTCGTGGTGCATGACGAGCTGGGGCAGGTCCGGGGGCCGCGCTCCGAGTTATACGACGCGCTGGAAACGGCCTCGGGCGCACAGGAGGAACCGCTGTCGATCATCATCTCGACGCAGGCCCCAACTGACGGGGATCTGCTGTCGATATTGATTGACGACGCGAAGACGAACAGCGACCCGAAAACCAAGCTGGTGTTCTATTCGGCTGACGAGGAGCTGGACCCGTTCAGCCTCGAAGCAATAGAGCAGGCTAACCCGCATCTCCATGTGTTTATGAACGTGGAGGAAGTCGAAGCGCAGGCGGAATCTGCCAGGCGCATGCCATCGCGTGAGGCCAGCTATCGAAATCTGGTGCTCAATCAGCGGATCGATCAGACCGCCCCCTTTGTGGCGCGCACCGTCTGGACGGCCTGTAACGACAAGCCGCTGGATGATGTGTTCAAGACCGGGCCGGTCACGCTGGGACTCGACCTGTCGGCCAGAAACGATCTGACCGCCCTGATTATGGTCGCCGAACGCGACGGGGTATGGCACACGAAGGCGGAGTTCTTCGTCCCGAAAGAGGGCCTGTATGACCGGGCGCAGCGTGACCGCGCCCCTTACGACGTATGGCACCGGGATGGCCTGTTACACGCCACCCCTTCGGCCTCGGTCGAATACAGCTATGTGGCGGATCGGTTGTGCGAAATCTGTGACGAGTATCCCGTCCAGGCTATCGCCTTCGACCGCTGGCGCATCGACGTACTGAAGTCGGAATTGGCCCGCATGGGCGTGGAGTTGCCCCTGGAGCCCTTCGGACAGGGATTCAAGGATATGGGTCCGGCGCTGGACGCGCTCGAATCAATCTTGCTCAACGAGAAATTAAGGCACGGCGGGCACCCGGTACTGACCTGGTGCGCGGCGAATGCCGTGGTGACAAAAGACCCGGCGGGCAACAGGAAGCTGGACAAATCCAAAGCAACAGGCCGAATTGACGGCATGGTGGCGCTCGCGATGGCGATCGGCAAGGCGCACACCCAGGAACTTGAGCGAGATTCAATCTATGAGACGCGAGGACTCCGCACAGCATGAAATATATCGAGGACATACTTGCACTTATCGGCATCTCTCTGGTCGGTGCCGGGGTCGTGCTGGAGTTCGGCTGGGGTTGGGGCATGGTTGCCGCCGGGTCGCTGATGCTTCTGCTGGCGGTTATCGCGGCAATCAAGGGCGGATCGAATGCTCCTGAGTAGGCTGCTGGCCCCGCGTCAGGCGGCAATTCAGATCACAGAGCTGGCCGACATGCTGGATAACATCGGCTACACCACGGCCTCCGGCGCCCATATCACCGCAGACTCTGCGTTGAGGCAGTCCACGGTGTTCGCCTGTGTGCGGATTCTGAGCGAATCCATCGCGCAACTGCCGATCAAGCTGCGCCGAAAGGACGGCGATATTGCGACCGACGAGCCGAATCACTCAGCCGTCAGGCTGCTGATGAAGCCGAATAGCTGGCAGACGCCGTTTGAGTTCTGGCAGATGGTGGGTGTACACCACGAACTGCGCGGTAATTTCTACGCGCTGAAGAACCGCAACGGCCGCAACGAAGTGGTCGAAATGCTGCCGGTCAACCCCGATCAGGTCCGCCCCGAGCAGTTGGATGATTGGTCGATTGTCTATCACATCACCTCCGGCGGGGTGACGAAAACCTACCCGCAGCGAGACATCTTCCATCTGCGGAATATGAGTTCTGACGGGGTGGCGGGGCTAAGCACCATCGGTCTGCATCGCGAACCCATTGGTTTGGCAATGCAGACCGAGAAACACGGCGCCACGCTGTTCCAAAACGGCGCGCAGATCGGGAAGGTCTTCGAGAAAGAAGCTGGCGTTCTGAGCGATCAGGCTTACGACCGGCTCAAGGCTGAACTCAAGAAGTACCAAGGCGCAGAGAACGCACACAAGACCCTGATTCTCGAAGATGGACTGAAGGTCAAGACCATCGGCATGACTTCTGAGGATGCGCAGTTTCTTGAGACCCGGCGCTTCCAGAAGCAAGAGATCGCCTCGATCTTCGGCGTCCCGATGTTCCTGATTAACGACACCGAAAAAAGCACCACGTGGGGGTCAGGGCTGGAGCAAATCTCCCGCGCTTTCCTGCGTTACACCCTGAAACCCCGGCTGACACGAATCACGCAGGCGATGGCAAGAGAGCTGCTGTCACCCGGCGAACGAAACACGCTGTTTTTTGAATACGACACCAAGTCCTTCGAGATGGGCGACTTTGAGAACACCATCAACGCGCTCTCCAAGGCGATCGAGAACGGCATCCTTAACCCGAATGAAAGCCGCGAGAAGCTGGGAGAGAACCCCAGAGAGGGCGGCGATGAGTATCACATGGCACTGAACATGACCCAAGGTGAGAGCAATGGACAAGAATCAACAGACGATGCGTGAGCGGTATCAGAACTTCCAGAAACATCGCTTGGCATTTCACCCCGGCGCGCGCTCCTGGTACGCCATCAATGCCAAGGATGATACTGCCGAGGTGTTCATCTATGACGCCATCGGCATGTTTGGCATCGAGGCGCAAGACTTCATCAACGAATTCGAGTCCCTTGACGCCAAGAATATCACTCTGCGCATCAACTCCCCCGGCGGGGACGTGTTTGATGGGGCTGCGATGTATAACGCGATTGAATCTCACCCCGCCAGAGTGACAGCCAGGATTGAGGGGCTGGCCGCGTCAATGGCTTCGGTTCTCGCGCTTGCCGCTGATGAGATCGAGATGGCGAAAAATGCGTTTTTCATGATCCACGATCCGTGGTCATTGGTCATCGGCTCCGCGTCGGATATGCGTAAAGAGGCCGATCTGCTGGACAAGGTGGGCGGCACCATCGTGGACACCTATGTCGCCAGAAGCAATCTCAGCGAGCCCGAGGTTCGCGACGCGATGGCGGACGAAACCTGGTACACCGCACAGGAAGCCAAAGACGCGGGATTCATCGACAAGATTATCGAGTCAGGAGGCGCCAAGGCGTCTTTTGACCTGACTGTATTTTCTCACACCCCGGACTCGCTGCAAGCAAGCAGGGAACCGGCTGAGATAACCGAACGGGACACCGAGAAGGCTCTGCGAGATGCAGGGTTTTCTCGAAGCCAGGCCAAAGCGGTAGTCCGTGGAGGCTTCAAGGCAATCGATCAGCGAGAAGCTGATGACCGTGAGGACGACGCTGCAATCGCAGCGACTCAACGATTCATCAACTCACTACAAGGAGCCTGACAATGGCAGACTTAGCGAAAGAGATTGGCAATCTCGGTCGCGCATTCGAGGAGTTCAAGAACAAGAACGACGAACGAATTGCGCAGATCGAGGCAAAAGGCACTGCTGACCCACTGGTGGTCGAGCAGGTGGAAAAAGCCAACAAGGACATGACCGACATTCAGGCCCGTATTGACGAGCTCGAGGCAGGTCTGACCCGTCCTTCACGCCCGGCCAACGACGAAGACACCGCCGAAAAAGCGGAGTACCGCGAAGCGTTTGCAAGCTGGATGCGCTCACCGAAAGACGTCGAGGCCAGCAACCGACTCCAGCAGGCCGCTCGCGCTGCTGGTATCAAGGCCGAGGTCAAGACCACGGCCAATGGTGATGGCGGCTATGCCGTGCCGGAAGTGATCGCCTCTGAGATAGAGAAGAAGCTGATCGACGTGTCTCCGATGCGCCAGATTGCTCGAGTCGTTCAGGTCGGCACTTCGGACTATAAGGAACTGGTGGACGTTCGCGGCACCGCCTCGGGCTGGGTCGGTGAAACCGGCACTCGCTCCGAGACCGGCACCTCAAGCCTGGAAGAAGTCGCTCCGACCTTCGGCACGGTCTACGCCTACCCGAAGGCCACCGAGGAATCACTGGATGACATGTTCTTCAATGTCGAGCAGTGGCTGACTGATAGCGTTCTCGAGGAATTCGCCTATCAGGAAGGTCTGGCCTTCATCGACGGCAACGGCACCAACAAGCCTACCGGCTTTTTGGCAGGCACCCCCGAATCGGCGGGCGACGAAGACTCCCCGGCGCGCACCTTCGGTGAGCTGCAGTACTTGCCAACTGGTGTATCGGATGGCTTTGGTCATGATCCGAACGGCTCCCCGGAAGTGTTTGGCGGCGATACGCTGATCTCCACCGTGTACGCGCTGAAGGCGGGCTACCGTGCTAACGCACGCTGGACCATGAACAAGTCCACTTTGGAAACCGCTCGCAAGTGGAAGGACAAAGACGGCCAATACATCTGGCAGCCCGGCTTGCAGATGGGGCAGCCCTCTAGCCTCATGGGTTATCCGGTGGTCGAAATGGAAGGCATGGCCGATATTGGCGCCAATGCCTTCCCGATGGCCTTCGGTGACTTCTCGGGCTACTTGATCACTGACCGCGTGGGTATTCGGATCACCGTTGATCCCTACACTACCCCCGGTTACATCAAGTTTTACGTCCGCAAGCGGGTAGGCGGCAAACTCAAAAATGACGATAAAATTAAGGTCATTAAGTGCTCAACCAGCTAGTTAGGGCTTGACTAGCCTAGACCATTGGTCTAGTCTTCTATTACAGAAGCCGTGGCGCTGGGCCGTGGCGTAATAGGAGATCCATAATGGCGAAACAAAAGTCTGACGAAATCTCGATCCTTGAGGTGACTCAGGGAAGAATTGAATTTTGCGTGCTCGGAAAGAGCCCGCTCATTGTTAACAGGATGTCGGAAAAGGCGAAGCGCGAGCTTCTGCTCCCGAAGGGAAGAAAGACGGCATCCGACAAAGCCTCGACCCTCAAGCACGACCCGCTTGAGGAGTTTCGGGCATCTGCATACATAGATCCAGACGAAGACGCGGACACGCTGCTGACGCTGCCTGCCACAGCATTCAAAGGGGCGATGGGCACAGCGGCGCTTGATATGCCGGGGTCTTCAAAATCCCAGATCGGGCGACTGGTCTATGTGGAGGGCGACATAGTACATATCTATGGAACCCCACAGATTTACTCAAGTATTACGCGGTCAAAAGGCATCGACCGGACACCGGATGTTAGAACAAGGGCGATACTGCCTCAGTGGGGCTGCCGGATTGCAATCCAGTTCGTAAGGCCGATTATCCGGGATCAGTCCGTGGCTAATCTGCTGGCTGGCGCGGGCATCACTGCCGGGGTCGGAGACTTCCGGCCAGAGAAAGGGAAGGGCAACTATGGTCAGTTTGAGCTGGTCAGCCCTACCGATAAGCGTTTTAAGGCTATTGAGAAGCAGGGCAGAGCCGCACAGAAGGCCGCACTGGACAGCCCGCAAGCCTATGACCTTGAGACAGAGGGGCTTCTGTCGTGGTTCGAGGTAGAAGTTCAACGACGCGGATTTAAGGTGGTGTCATGAGCGAAAAAATCACAGACAAAGCAGATCGTGAGGCGGTTCGTGAATGCCTGCAAGCAATCGCGGACAAAAACGGAGGTGTCCTGACAGCCGAAATGGTTGTCGAGGAGGCCAAGAAGAAAAGCAGCCCACTGCATGACTTGTTCGAGTGGGACATAAAGAAGGCCGCAGAAGCGCACTGGGTAGAAACGGCGCGCCGGGTAATACGCAGCGTGAAAGTGGTCATCACCACCGATACGCGGCAGGTCTCAACGGTGTACTACGTTCGCGATCCAGATATGGATAGCGGCGAGCAGGGCTATGTTTCGTTGCCGACTCTGGCGACAGATAAAGAGCGAGCCAAGGCCGCAATGGCCAGTGAGTTCCGTCGAGCCATTGCGGCGATGGAGCGCGCACAGTCTATTGCGGAGGCGCTGGACATGCACAAGGAAGTTGAACTGGCCAAGCAATATCTGGAGTCTATGGCCGATAAGCTGGCCGCCTAGGCAGGCAAGGTAAGGCTGGGCACGGCCTGGCTAGGCGAGACGTGGCAAGACAAGGCAGGCAAGGTAAGGCGGGGCGCGGACTGGCGAGGCCGGGTATGGCAAGGCAGGCACAATGAAACCAGAACAACTTAAAAAACTCAGACAGGATCTTGGCCTTTCCTTGGCTGATGCCGCAAAACAAGTTCATGTGACATACAGAACTTGGGCGCGGTATGAGGCGGGGGACCGATCTATTCCTGACGGGGTTATAGAGCTGTTCTGTATCAAAAACAAACTTACATATCCGCCAAACTAGCGGGTACTCAACTTGCTAGCAAGCCACCTTCGGGTGGCTTTTTTTATGGGCACATGAAAGCCAAAATCATTAAAGAATTTCGAGGTTGTCGCGACGGGTCGAGAAAGACCGAGAACCTGCGCGTCAACGGTATTATCGACGGCGATCTTGCCCGCGTGGCAATCCGCGAGGGGTGGGCCGTCAGTCAGGACGTTGAGCACAATCCGACGGACAGAAAGTGGGAAGGGGAAACCGTTGTCATTGTGGCAAGCGGCCCTAGCCTTACGCCGGAGCAGGTCGATTACTGCAAGGGCAAGGCGCGAATGATCGTGGTGAACAATAACTACAGACTCGCCCCCTGGGCCGATGCGCTCTATGCCTGCGACGGCGAATGGTGGGACGAATACCACGACGAGACCCACGACTTTCAGGGCGAGAAGTGGACGCAAGACCACGGCGCCTCACAGAAGTACGGCCTCAAGTGGGTACAGGGGCGCAATGAGTCCGGGCTGAGCACCGATCCGAGCGTGATTCACACCGGGTCCAACTCAGGTTATCAGGCCATCAACCTGGCGTTTCATTTCGGCGTCAAGCGGATCATCTTGATCGGCTATGACATGCAGCGCACCAAGAACAAGAAGCACTGGTTTGGCAATCATCCGGGCAAACTGAACAAGCCGGGCAATTACAAACAGTGGGCGCGGAATTTCATCGACCTGGCTAACGACATCAGCAGGCAGGGCGTCGAGGTTATCAACTGCACGAGAGTCACCGCGCTCGGGGCATTCAAGCAGGACAAATTGGAGAACGTGCTTTGAAACCATACCAGCAACGTGCCGCCGCGATACTGAGGCGGCTTGAGGGCATAGAGAACCCTGTGGTCGCAGAGATCGGGGTGGCCGTAGGCAACCTGTCCGAGGAGCTTTTGAGGCAGCGATCTGACCTTCATCTGGTCATGGTGGATAACTGGCTTCCCGAGTCAGAGCAGCCCGAAGCGTACCAGGCGACCGGCGACACCTTCGCCCATGTTGACAAAGAAAGGGCAGACCGCCACAGAGCCAACGCGACAAAGCGCGTCAAGCACTTCAATCGCGCCCAGGTTGTCGAGATGCGATCTGTTGAGGCGGCGGACGAGTTTGAGGGTGAGGCGTTCGATCTGGTGTTCATCGACGCCGACCACAGTTATGAGGGCGTCAAGGCCGACATCGAGGCCTGGTTTCCGAAGGTCAAAGAGGGCGGGTACATCAGCGGTCACGATTATGAGAACACCGACGAGCGGTTTAACTTCGGCGTGACCGAGGCCGTGGACGAGTTCTGCGAGCCGGAGCTGGACATTAACTTCACCTGGTTCCATCGCAAATGATCTACGGCGGCGGATGCATCTTCGTCCACGTTCCCAAGACGGGCGGGTGTGCAATCAGTCACGCGCTTGGCGGCAAGACGAAAGAGATCAACACGCACCGCCCCCTGTTCGGGGTGGATAAAGGTGAGCGTTTTGCCTTCGGGTTCATTCGCAATCCGTGGGACAGAATGGTCAGCCTTTATCACTACCTGTGTCAAAAGACGTTCAAGCGAACGGACAATTTCGACCAAGACGAGGTTCGGGCCGCTGGCTTCAAAAGCTGGCTGATGGGTGAAGCGTTTTACATGCAGGAGGATTATCTGCCGACCGGCGAGCCGTGGGTGGTTGGTGGCAAGGGGGATTTGCCTCCCATGCAGCGCCGGACCCAGATGTACTGGCTGGAGGGCTGCGATTATATCGGGCGGTTTGAGGATCTGGAAAAAGAGTACCAGACGATATGCCAGAAAATTGACATACCAGCAAAGCCGCTGAGCATCATCAATACCTCACAGCACGGCCATTACCGAGACTATTACGACGCCGAATCCCGCGAGTTTATTGCGTACCATTTCAGCGATGACGTGAGATTCGGGTACACGTTTTGAGAATCATTCTTGTCTGCAAGTCCGGCGGCGATTTCGATCAGTCGCACGTTGACAGACTGACAAAGCAGGTCGGACAGGCAACGGTCCTTGATGACACCACACTGGAGCACGGCTGGCCGGGGTGGTGGTCGAAGATGGAGATTTTCAGGATTCCGGGTCCGGCGCTGTATATGGACCTGGATACCGTAGTTCTGGGCGATCTGAGCCCGCTCCTCGAAGCCGCTCAGACGCGCAAATTTATCGCGATGCGAGACCCCTATCCGCACCAAAGAGAGCTGATGTCCAGCGTCATGGCGTGGTCCGGGGATATGTCGCACCTGTACGAGACATTCAAGCAAGACCCCGAGCGGTATATGAGCGAATACACCGTCCCGCGATGGTGGGGCGATCAGGGGTTTATCGAATATCACCAGCAAGAGCGCGATTACTGGCAGGACATACTGCCGGGAATGGTGCGCTCCTACAAGAAAGAGTGCCTGAGCGGCGTTCCTGACGGGACGCGATTACTGGTCTTTCACGGCAAACCGAGACCCTGGGAAGCGGGATACTGATGATCTTAACGCTGAACACAGCACCGGCAACCGAGCCGGTAACGACAGTCGAGGCAAGGGCGCATCTGAATGTTGATACTCTTGACGATGACGCCTATATCGAGACGCTGATCAAAGTCGCCAGACAGAATGCCGAAAATTTCACGAACCGCGCCCTGATTACCCAGACATGGGATTACTGGATCGATCGGTTTCCGTTTGGCGATCGCCCCATCGAACTGCCGAAGGCACCGCTGCAATCGGTCGGCTCGGTCAAGTACATCGACGAGAACGGCACGGAGCAGACGTTAAGCGCAGCAACTTACACCGTTGACGCAGACTCGGAACCGGGGCGGATCTATCTGGCTTACAACAAGGCCTGGCCGCAAACCCGCGTCCAGCGCAAGGCCGTACACATCGAGTACGACGTAGGCTATGGCAATGCGAACGAAGTGCCGGCAGCCATCAAGCAAGCCATGCTGCTGATGATCGGCCATTGGTATGAAAACCGGGAGGACGTGGTGGTTGGAGTATCCGCCGCAGAGCTGCCGATGGCATCGCGATATCTGCTCAGCCCGTACAAGGTCTGGACATTATGATCCGCGCCGGAAAACTGCGCCACAAGGTCACGTTCCAGCGATTCACCACCACGCAGAACAGTTTTGGCGAGACGGTCGAGACATGGGAAGACCACGCCGAACGCTCAGCGGCCATCGAGCCGTTGAGCGGGAAGGAGTACTGGGATGCCCAACAGACCACCGCCGAGACTTCTGTGCGGGTACGGGTCAGACACGATTCGACCACCGAGGCAATCACATCAAAGGACCGGATCGCGTATGACGGGCGGACGCTTGAGATTGTATCGCCCCCGATTCGCATCAATGAGCGGCGCCGGGAAATTCACTTCATGTGTCGGGAAATAGAATGAGCATCATAGACAAAATGCGGCTGCTGTTCAGCAATACGCGTCTAAAGGCAGAGTACATTGGCGAGGATGACATTATCGTTATCAAGTCAGAAAAAAGGCTGCGCCCGGAGGAGATCGCTCATTTAAAAAGGACGCTCGACTCAGGGGTAACAAGCAAGACTGAAAAGGTATGGATTGTTCTTGACAGAGGGCTCGATATAAAAGTCCTCAAACGCAAGAACCGAGAGGCGCCAATCAATTTCCAGCTTGAGAAGGCGTGCGAATGACCGCCTCAGTGACTTTCGGCGTCAGCGGCGTCGATGACATTAAAAAGTCCATCAAGAAGCTGGACTCACGCAAGGCCCGCAACCTGCTACAGCGAGCGTTGAATCAGGCAGCCAACCCGGTAGTGAAGGACGCCCGGACCAACGCAGATCGCAATGTCGGCAAGCGCACCGGGGAAGGCCGCAAGAACATCAAAAAGCGCAACATCAAAAAGGCCGAACGGGAAAGGCTGGGGCTCGATCAGGGCGTGGAGGTCTATCTTGCTCCCGAGGGCTTCTATCTCGGCTTCTGGGAAAGGGGCTTCACGCGAAACGGCGTCCACTATGCCGCCAAGCCGTGGCTGCGCCCGGCCATTGATATGAACGAAGCCATCGTCATCAAGCGATACAAGGAGCGGGCCAAGATACTTGTAGAGCGGGAAGTGGCAAAGGGTAAATAGTGCATACCGAGCTCTGGACATACCTGCAATCACAGATTAGCGGGACGGTCGGCACTCGCCTGTACCCCCTGCATTTACCCCAGCAGCCCACCTATCCGGCTGCCACTTATCAGGTGGTGACGGCAATGAGCGTGGCAAATATCGCCGACCTCTCCGACCTGAAGGAGTGGCGGTTACAGGTGGACGCATGGGCCGAGAGTTACAGCGAATGCAACGCACTGGCAGTAAGCATTCGTAACGCTTTGGACGGATACCAGGGCGCGGCGGGGACGGCACAGATACAGGTGTCACTCCTCGCTAATTGGATGGAAACGTATGAAGACGGGTTGTCCGTCTATCGCGTATCGCAAGACTTTGAATTGACCTATACGGAGGCATAACACATGGCTATTAAAGGCTACGGCGCTACCTTCGGACGCGGTGACGGCGCATCACCGGAGTCCTTTACTGATATTGCGCAGGTAATCAACATCATCCCGCCTCAGTTGAGCCGGGAAACGATCGATACGACTCATCTGGAAAGTACGGACGGGTACAACGAGTACATCCCCGGAATGCGGGAAGGTGGAGAGGTTACTTTCACGCTGGGCTATGAAAAGAACGGCACCGGGCAGAGCGACATTCGCGGTGATTTCGATAGCGACGCCAATGTGAACTACAAAGTGACCTATCCCAACGGCGCGACCTGGGAGTTCACTGGCTTTGTCACCGGCTTGTCGCCTTCTGAGGTTGCCAACAACGAGCGGGTTACTGAGTCGGTCACCATCAAGGTTACCGGCAAACCGACCTGGACTGAGGCTGCGTAATGTCAACATTGCTCACTGCCAAATCCATCCTTGATGCCAACGACCTGACCAAGGAGAAGGTTGAAGTCCCGGAATGGTCGGGACATTTGTTTGTCCGGGTCATGCCGGGCTATGCCCGAGACGCATGGGAGGCGCACGTCTTCCTGTCTCAGGAGGATGCGGGCAAACGGATGAAGAATCTCAGGGCAAGGTTGATTGCCGCAACGGCCTGTGACGAGCAGGGCAATCTGCTGTTCAACGAAAAGCAGATCGAAGCGCTGGGCAAGAAATCATCCAAGGCAATGGATCGGGTGTTCGAGGCCGCTTCCCGGCTTAACGGCCTGACCAAGGAGGATGTTGACTCTCTCGTGGGGGAGTCCGAGGGCGACCAGAACTTAGATTCTGGCACCGACTAGCTCTTCAGTTGGGCATGTCCGTCAAGCGGGCGCAGGAGGAAATCGACTCCCGCGAGTTCGCTTATTGGATGGCCTTTTACCGGCTGGAGCCGTGGGGGCGGGACGTGGAAGACCGGCCCGCTGCAATGATCGCCTCAATCATCGCCAACACAAAACGGCCCAAGGGTCGCCAGCCTTACAAGCTGAGCGACTTTCAGATTCAGTATGACCGCAAAGCGCAGACGCTGGAGGAACAGATGCAAATCGCCAAAAACATGACCGTCGCACTCGGGGGCTCTGTCCACTAATGGCGACGCTGGCAATGCTTAATGTCCTGATCGGCTCCGATGTCTCGGGGCTGACCAAGGGACTTAAAACAGCGGATAAAAAGACCCGCAGCTTCTCCAAACGTGGCGGCCGGGCGATGACTTCGTTCAGCAACACCACGACCAACGCGGTGCGGCGCGTGGTCAACCTCAAATCCGCTGTCGCTGTTCTTGCCGGGTCTGCCGGTATCGGCCTGCTGGTCGCCAATCAGCTCAAGTCGATTGATAGCACCGCCAAGTTCGCGGACATGATCGGCGAATCCACTAAAGAGCTGGTGGGCCTGCAACATGCCGCAGAGATCACGGCGGGGGTGACCTCCAATCAGTTTAACATGGCGCTCCAGCGCATGACCCGGCGCGTCGCAGAGGCGGCCAACGGCACCGGGGAAGCGAAAGACGCGATCAAAGAGCTGGGATTAAGCGCCCAGGCACTCAACCAAATGGGTCCAGCTGCCGCGTTCCAGAAAATCTCTGCTGCAATGCAGGACGTGGACAATCAGGGCGAGCGGGTGCGCATCGCCTTCAAGCTGTTCGACTCCGAAGGCGCGAAGCTGGTCAACACGCTGAACGCAGGCCCGGAGGCGATCAGAGAGCTTGTCTCAGAGGCGGATCGGCTGGGCAGGTCATTCACCCGGATTGACGCGGCGAAGGTTGAGGCGGCCAATGATGCGATCACGCGGGCGCAGGGTGCGCTCTCCGGGGTCGCCAGAACACTCACCGTAGAGCTTGCCCCGTATATCGAAGCGGTGGCGAACGAATTTGCGAACGCATCTTCTGATGCAAACGGGTTCCGTGACGTTGTGATCTCCGCTGTCGAGGGCGCGGCCAAAGCCGTCGGATTCCTCGGTGATATGTTCCGGGGTATCCGGGTCGTCATCAAGACCCTGGAAGTCGGCTTCGCTATGTTCGCGGAGGGCATGTATAACAGCGTCCTGCAAATCGTGGACGGTCTGAGGGAGATGGCTAACGTCATCCCCGGCATCGACATCGGCCCGCTTGAGGGGCTGGAGAATATCGCCAAAGCCTCGACCATCCGCACCAACGAGCTGAAAAGCGAGCTGGCGGATCTGGTCGAAAAACCGATGCCCTCGGACAATATCGATGCGTTTTTCACTCGCGTCAAAGAGTCCGCCCAAAGCGCCGCCGTCGAGGTCGCGAAGTCTCGCAAGAGAATGGCCGCGCCGATGCTGGGTGTGCGTGAAGGTACGCTAGGCGCTCAGGCGGGCGGGACAGAGGGTGTGCTAGATAGGATCAAGCGCGCACAGAATGAGGTGGTATCGGGCAACCAGGAAATATCAGACAGCATGAGCGACTTGCAAAATGCTGTCGAAGGCTGGGGCAAGCAGTCATCAAAAGCTTTCGCAGATTTTGTCACAACCGGCAAGGCCAGCTTTAGCGACCTGGCTAACAGCATAATCAACGACATGATCCAGATGATGGCCTACAAGAGCGTGTTTGGCCCGCTCTCTCAGGGGATTATGGGTATGTTCTCCGGTGGCGGCGCTGCTATGGCAGGCGCTCAGGCTGGCGGTGCGGCTATGTCTTTTGCTGGCGGCGGCTATACAGGCTCCGGCCCTCGCTCAGGTGGGATTGATGGGCAAGGGGGCTTCCCGGCCATCCTGCATCCCAACGAGACCGTTATAGACCATCGCGGCGGAAATGACGGCGGCGTGAACATCAACATCATCAACAACGTGGGCGCCGAAGTCACAACCCGTGAAACCCCGGACGGTAACGGCGGGCAGAATATCGAGGTCATGATCGATCAGGCCGTGGCCCGCAAGATGACCGAGTTTGGCTCATCCTCCAATAAAGCACTGCGCCAGAACTTCGGTGCCTCTCAACGCTTGGCAAGTCGATAATGGTAGCTTGGCCCGCATCCCTCCCGCAGAAGCTCATGAGAGCCGGTTTTTCCGAGGCTCCGGCGAATACGCTGTTGCGAACAGAGATGGACGCGGGGCCGGGGAAAGTGCGCAGACGTAATACCGCAGGGATTCGTCCGGTACAGGGAAAAATCACTGTCACCAAGGCGCAGCTAACCACGTTCAAAACATTCTACAACGACACGATCCAGGGGGGCGCGTTGCGGTTTAACTGGGACGAGCCCCTGGATGATACGGCATCAGTTGAGATGCGGTTCACGAAAGAGCCGAGCTGGTCGGAGTTAGGGCCGGACGTTTTTCAGATTAGTTTAGAGCTCGAGATTTTACCGTGACTCGAGTAACGAGCGCCGATTTTCTCAGAGAGGCTTATTCTGAGGAAACCGGGATCACGATCATTATGCTGATTACGATTGACCATGCGGATCTTGATTCGCCTCTGTATATCAGCACGGACCCGACGACCCGGCTAAGCGCGACCACCACTGAGATTGTCTATGGCACTACCTCGAACGGCACCGACTACACCTTCCTGCCAGTCAGGCTAACCCTGCCGTCAGAGGATGACGAGGGGCCAGGCGGGATGCGCATTGAGATGGATAACATCCATCAGGATTTAGTGCCCACCATCCGCAACCTCACAAGCCCGCCCACGTTCAACGTGGACATTGTGACCAGTGACGATGTGGATGCCATCCTGGCGTCATGGCCGGAGTATCTATTAACCAATGCTCAATACAACGAGCAGGTGATAACCGGGGAGCTGACTTTGGAGCTGTTGTATAGCGAGCCCTTCCCCGGCGGGACGTTTACCCCCTCCGAGTTTCCGGGGCTGTTCTGATGTGGACCGATCGGTATATCGGGCTCCCCTTTGAGCCCAATGGGCGGGACTATTCGGGCGTTGACTGCTGGGGGCTGGTCTATCTCGTTTACCGGCATGAGTTCGGTATTGAGCTGCCTTTGTATGAGGGGGTTTATCCCGATCAGTCCATTCATTCAATTCAGGGCGCGCACAATCACATCGACGAAGTGAAGGGCGATTTTCATGTGGTCACAGAGCCGCAGGAGCACGACATTATCCTGATCAGGATTTACGGGAACCTTGTCTCTCACGTTGGGCTGTACCTCGGCAAAGGGGAAATGCTGCACATCATGTCCGGCATTGACTCCACCGTTGAACGAATCGCCGGCACACGCTGGAAAAACCGAATCTCAGGGTATCGACGTTATGTTAGTCACGGCTAGGCCAAGAGGTTTTGAGGCTCCCCGGTGTGTCGGGGGCATCGAAACCGGCTCCAATCTATTGCAGATTGTTGAGCAGGTCCGGGCGCGCGCGGGTATTCCCAAGGCGTGGGAAAGCTACTCCGAGGTTAGATTGAATGGCGAGCTGGTCCCTAAAGATCAATGGGGCCTGTATTACCCGGTAGAGCAAGATAATATTGTGGTCACCACATCCCTGCATGGTGGGGGCGACGGGAAAAACCCGATAGCCACCATCCTCACGATTGCGGTGATGGTTTATGCTCCCGCTGTAGGAGCAGCTGCTGGATCTTATGGGGCTCTCGCGAAGGCGGCGTTCATCATTGGCGCGCAGATGCTGATCAACGCCGCCTTCCCGGTTCGCCAGCCGTCACTCGGGCAGCAACAAGGGCAGGACAGCCCGACCTATTCCATATCAGGAGCAAGGAATTCCGCCCGGCCTTTCTCTGCTGTGCCGGTAGTGCTCGGCACTCACAGGCATACACCCCCTTTAGGTTCTGCGAACTTCACCGAGATTCTGGGCAATAGCGAGTATCTGAGGATGCTTGTTGTGTGGGGATATGGGCCGCTCAAGATTGAAAACATCCGCATAGGGCAAACCCCTATAACAGACTATGACGATGTTGAAGTCGAAACCGTTGAGGGCAGAGATTCTGATGACCCGATTAGTTTGTTTCCCGATACTGTCTCTCAGGAGCGAGTCGGGGCACAGCTAACGAACGCCGGGGGATGGTTTCAGAGAACAACGGAGCTAAACGCTGATGAGATCAGCGTTGACGTGTCATGTTTGAGGGGCCTGGTTGCATTCAATGACGACGGCAAACGTTTAAAACGTACTGTTATCATTTCGGGTCAATATCGTGAGGTAGGGACTTCTACATGGATAGATTTATGGAATAATGGGAGTCTCCCCGCACAAGATTACACCTTCTCCGGTGTTTATGACGAGGATGATGAAGTAAGCACGACACTTACTAGAACCCTCTATGTTGATTACATCAATGAGGTTATAAGGGAGTTTCATCTTACTTTTGGCTCGGGCGATGTGCCTGATAATTATGATAAGATCGCGGATGTTGAAATTTACTTCAATGACCCAGATAATAGTTATACCATACAGAGCATTACACAATATACCTCATCAAGATTTTCAGGGTTTACTGTTACTGATGCGGGTACTGATGGCAAGACAGTTAGTATTACTTCGGGGACATTTACACTTCAACCCATCGTTATGCAGGCCAAAACAGCCTCGACAGTTAGAAAAGGCTTTAGGTGGAAGGTCTCAAGAGGTCAGTACGAGGTTAGGCTAAAAAGAATCACCGCAGATAACGACGACACGAAGATTCAGGATGAGACAACCTGGACGAGA